TTGACATCAGGTTCTATTTCAAAGTTTAGTTTTTTACCAATGAGGATTTCAGATACATTGGATACTGATGCATTAAATTCAGTAAAGAATTTTGTTCCAGTAGTTTCAGTTAAATCTGTTACTGTCCACCCTGCACCACTTACTGCTGATATAGTTCCTTTGCTTGGCAAACTTGTTCTATCAGTATCTATAAAGAATGTCATAATAGTACCACTTGCAACTCCATCATCTCCAGTAAAATATACTGCTGCTGCATCTGCAGTTACTGACGATCCAACTGCATATTCTATTGCATCTCTATCTGCTACTCCTGAAAGCACAGTACCAATATTTTGATCTGATGCTCTTTCATGTGAAGTCAAAGTATCTGATGCAGAAAATGTTGGTGTACCACTATCTGTCATTTGACCTTCTGTAATTGTGTTATCACTTCTATATTGATTGATTGAATCATAAATAAAATATGATGCCATTTCTAAACCTCTCTACATTGTACTGAAACTTTCCCTACTTGTCGTTTCAGATTTGTTATTATAAATTTTTTCCCTGACCAGGCATCCTTGAATAAACGAGTCGGCATACTGACATACGAGTCGAAGGTGTCTGATATTTCATTAAATGGACTTCCAAGTTCTTCAAAAGTAATCTCTCCAAAGTCTAAAGCATCTCCAACTTGTAGCATTCCATATTTTTCAGGATTCACTAAAGTTGCATTTACTGTAGTTTTATATTCTCCAAATAAACTTTTTCTAAAATTAATCCAACTGGAATTTCTTGAAGCCACTACATCGTCTACTGAATCATATAGTAAGTCAAGATTGATTTCTTGCTTTTGTATTGTATCATTTCCAAAAATAGTATTATGAGTAGATGCTAAGAAAGTATCTTGGTTCTCGTATTTGTTTTCTTTAGGGTGCTTGTTATAATTAACCACTAAATTGGTTTCCAAGTCTTGGGCTGAGGTTATTCCTAATTCATATCCACTAATATCGTTTTGTGATAAATCTGCTGCTGCAGTTACATTATCTTCAATAGTAAAATATCGTAAAGTAGAAACACCTGATATAGTTGATGCCTGTTGTGCCTGTGGACTTGATTGAAAAAAGAAGCACCCCTCATATTGTAATTGTTCCATTACACTTTCAAGTGAAGTTGGCTCATATAAAGCTAATCTTGTTTTCCAATGTGTTGATGTTGGACTAGTCAAAGTAGAATCTCTTAATTCTGCTACACCTTTATATCCATTGTCTAAATTATCAGTATCCCCTGCATCTGAATTTATACCTGCAAAGTCTTTAATAATTTGTCTATGAATTGATACAGGATTATTTAAATCATTGTTTACTGCTGTGTGTCCATTAAAATCTCCAGTAGTAATATCTTGACCTATATATAATTCGTCAATATTAGCATTTGATTCTTGTTTAGCAATCGGTTCATCATCAGTTGTTAATGCTGTTGTATAGGTTGCAAAGATACTATAAATCTTTAATGTTCCAACAAAGTTATCAAATACACTTTCTGCATCTTGTTCTGCAAACAATCTAAAAGTTAATCTAAATCTATCTTGTATTTGTCCATTTTTAAATATATCTGCAAATTCAGTTGCATCGATACTTGTTGTTTGTGTGTTGATTGCTACATTTGAAGTATGAGCATTTGATATTCCACCCCCTGCACTACCTTTAAAAAATTCTGCATTTGTTTCATCTGCTAAGTTTACACTTCCTGATAAGTCATCTGAATGTATATATAATTTAAATCCTGAATCAGTAAATTGACCTTGATTAGCATTTCCTAAATCTACTGAGTATCGCATAGTAATATTAAATCCAGTCAATTTGTGCATTGGCTTTGGAAACTTTAAAAATATAGAAGCACCTGCATCTGCATTAGTATCTCCTTCATCAGGATTGATTTCTCCACTAATAGTAGCAAATGTTGTATCATCTACTGTTCCATCAGACTCTAAATCAATAGCATTAGCCCCATTACTAAAAGTTGCAGATTCAAATTCTGTTTCACTAAACATAGATAATTCATTAAAGTTTTCATCAGTTAAATCATTAGGTAGTATATTAAAATCTTTTACTAATTGACTATTAACTTCTACTGTAGTTCCACCACTTGTATCAGAAGGATTTAGTAGTTTTGATGTAGTTGTTGATGCAAACCCTGCTTTATTAAGTGGAATAAATCGTTGTACATTTTTATCGTAAAATTCCATATTAACAATACTTGAAGTATCATTAGCAATTTTATTAGGAAGTAAGAATGCTAAATTATCATTATCATTTCTTATAAAAGGAACTTTATAAACATTATATAGTTGCTTAGATAATACACTTCCTGATGAAACACTATAATCTCCTAATACATAAGGAATATTAAACCCTGAAAAATCTCCAGTTGTTTTTGCTTGTGGTAATGATACATTCTGAAATGGTCTATTTGAAATAATATTTAATATAATTGTGTTATTTCTATATCCAAAGTTGGATACTTTTCCACTAAAAATTTGTAAAGCATTATTTGCAGTATCATCTCCATCTATTTGAGATAATATGTTTACTTGCCCATTGATATATTCATTCCCTAATAATTCTAATAAGGTTGTGCCATCTAAATCTATATTAGCAAGATTTAAATTTACTCCACCAGTTTTAGTGGTAAACCCTTTTAGATCAAGTGAATAAGAGATACTTGGCTTGTTGAGGATCGCAGGATAATAGTTTATGCTATTATAAGTAGTAGCAGAAAAACTAAATGTTAAATCAGGAGTATTGGTTGTTAGAATACTCGCATTATTGTTTTTAAAGATTTGTACCAACCAGTTTTCAGTCATAGTTGGCGATAGCTTTGATTCATAGTTTGAATTAACAAAACTCATGTATATCTCCTAATTCGTTTCGTAGTTTTCTTGGAATAACTTGCTGATTGTTTTCCTTTTTTAGTTGCTGCTCTTTTCTTTCTTGTTTCATAAGCATATTGTGATGAACTCATAGACTTAATTAGTCTTTCAGGTAAATATCGTTCTCCAGTCTTAGATGATTTCTTTCCTGACTTGGTAGTCCATTTTTGTTTAGTCCACCTTGAAAGAGATTTAGCTGATTTGCTTTTACCACCTCTATATCCACCACCTGCTTTTTCATATGCCTTAACAAGAAGTTGAGATTTTCTTGCAGACCATTGTCCTGGTCTACCACCTTTACTTCCCCTCATGATACGATTTTTAATTCGTTCTCTTAGCTTAGGTTTTGTGTACATCTTTGCCATTATCTAATAATCTCTTGTCTGATTTTATTTAGAATATCATCTTCTCTAAACTTCATAGATAAGTCTGCTTCAAATCGTTTGACCTCTACTCCATACTCAAAAATAATAATAGTAGGTACTACTTTAATGTCCCATTCTTTTTGTATGACTGCACCAATGTTTTTATTGGCAATATCTACATATCCAGTATAGCAATTTTTCACTTTTTCTAATGGTATTTTGTTTGCCCAGTTCCAAGAAGCATTCACCTCTATGACTGCACAAAATTCATTTTTCATTAATTGAATATCTTGAAAACTATCCAAAGATGCTGATTGTGAGTATAGCGACGAAGTAAATAACCCAAGCCCCAATAGCCACATATTTATCATATTTTTCATAATCCATATCCTAATTGTTATTCATGTTTAGTAGGGTTTCATTGATACTTCTTGTATCCTCTTTAATGTCATCTACTTTATCTTCTAATTTTTCTACTTTTTCTTCAGTATTTAAAATTGAATTTCTAATCATCTGATCCTTAAGATCATATTCTGTTCTACTGATTGGTGGTTCAGGTAATTCTTTTGCTTCTTGTATATCAGCTTGAAGATTAAACCATAATCCAACTACCATAAATATTGTAACACTAATACTGATAAGTGTTTCAATACTGAATGTTAATTTAGTTCCTTTGCCAATTTCCACTTTAATATCTCCTTAATTTTAGTTTTGGTTTTTTTAGTTTTTGTTTTATGCTTTTCTTTTTCATTCCAAATAATCTCTTTGGTATGTATGCAAAAGCAGTTGATTTTGTTACATTACTCATAAGTTTAATTTTTCTGCTCTCCTTATAGCTGGTATAATATGATCTACTACTGTTTCATCTACCAATGGGGCAGATATGTAAATATTTATATTTTTATCACTTGCTCTTGATGGTGCAGGTAATGGGGTAATATCAATTCGTTCCATACCACTTGCATTATCTCCTACCATAGCAGGTGGATTTGTAGGCAATATAGTTCTTTTGTTTACATTGAAACTTCCACCACCTTGAAACCTATTGACATAGCTTCCACCAGTTTGAAATAAACCACCTAAAAATCCAAGAAAACCACCACCTACTGCACTTGTAGCTGCGATAGCTTGACTTGTAGCTAATTCTTCTTTTTTCTTTGCATTTATTTTACTTTGTAGTGCATTCTTTAATCTCATTGTAGCTAATTCAACAAATAGGTTTTTTATCAATCCGATAGCATTTTCTGCAGAGATTTTACCTTGTTGAATTTGAGTTTTTAATTGCTCTTGTGCTGATTTAGTAACTTCTTGTTGAATATTTATTAACCCTTCAACATTTTCTGTTTCTTTTTCTGCTATTTTTATTCCACTCTCAATCAAATCATTATATTGTTTTCTTGTCAATATTTGATTATTAAGAATAACTAACTGTTTTTCGTCTGCAGCTATTTCAGCTTCTTTATCTTTTATAAGATTAGTTTTTAAATCGGTTAATTCTCTATTTTCTTCTCTTGTTCTACTACTTCTTTTTTTTGCTAATTCTTCTCGTCTTTCTTCCAATGCACCTAACTCTAATTCTTTTTGTGCCCTTGAATCAACAATAGCTAATACTTCTTCCGATATTTCTTTTATGCTTCCTATACCTTTTAATTCTTCTGATAAAGCATCAACTCTCTGCTTTCTGCTTCTTTCCTGTAAAGCAAATAGTGCTTTTTGAACTTCTTCGTTTTCGCTTCCAATTTCTTTTAATCTTCTTATGGTAGTTTCTAATTCAGTTTCAGAAAGTTGTCTAAAAGATTCTGTAATACTATCAACACCATCTTTTAATATTTTAATAGTGCTTTTCATTAATGGTGCTAATATATCTCCAATAGAATCTTGAAGTTGTGAAACACTATCTTGAAAATTAGAAACTAACCCTGAAAATGTCTGTGAAAGCAAATCTGTTGCCCCTGATATTTTACCTTCAGGATCAGTTAATGTATCTACAAGTGCCTCTTGGAATTGAGGTAGTGTCATTTTTGATAAGTCATCAAACCCTGTTTTTAACTTGACTTGCATCAATACACCTCTATCTCTAAGCACATCTGCTGCACCTGCACCACCTGCGAAGGCTCTACCAAAGGCATTAGCTGCATCTACAATATCTGTTCCCATAAATGCTGCTAAGTCAGATACTGCTTTAAGTGTTTCTGTACTATCTGCACCGAAAGCTTCAAGTTGTGCCCCTGCTTCTACAACATTTGCTAATTGAAATGGTGTTGTTGCTGCTACTTTGTTAAAGAAATCGAATGCCTTAGCACCTTCATCTACACTACCTTTTAAAGCTACCAATCGTGTTTCTAATGTTTCAAATTGTGCAGAAGTTTGTACTGACGACTTTACAACTGCCCCTAAAGCTGCGACACTTGCTAATCCTGCAAATGCCTTAGCTGCTTTTCTTGCTGCTAAAGCTAATTTATTAGTGCTTTTTTCAGTTTTATTTAAATCTTGTATCGCCTTATTAACTTCGGCTTTTACTAATAATCTTATTTTTTTATCTGCCATTTTGCTCACTCATATAAAGTTTTATACTATTAATCTCATTTTTAATAACATCAAATATTTCAATCTTGTTTGCATCAGCACTATCCAAATCTTTTGCTAATGGAATATTGAACTCTTTTACCCAATTATATTCTTTTAACAAGATATTATCTTCATTGTTTACGATCCATTGTGGATTCATAAATAATGGTAAATGAAAGTAAAGATTTCTCCCAAGAGAGAATTGACTATCTTTCCATTTATCTACTAATAATTCTATTTCTTCCCATACCTGTTCTATATTTTTGTAGGTCTTTACTCTTTTTGTAAGAGGACTTTGTCTTTTGTATGGAAACTCTAAAGCTATGTGTGGAAATCCTAATTGAGAAAACCACACATAACTACAAAGTCCTATGAGTCTTTTTTTTCAAGCCCCATATAGTCAGTAAAGATTTGTTGTAGCAATAAATCTACTTGTGCCATTGATAGAGAATTGACTTCCTTTTCAGTTAGTCCTGAAAGTTCCTCAACACGATTAATCAATTTGAAATACTCGTCTTGATTTTCTTTATCATCTCTAAAAGCATTTAGACTTAATTGCCACAACTCTCTTTTTTGTTTATAAGTAATAGGATTTATATCCCACTCTTTATCGAACATTTTAACCTTCATGTGTTACTCCTTCGTTTACCAACTTGTGTTACTTATACCATCACTAAATTCAAACTTAAATGCTGTTCCACTATGTACTCCACCTGTTGTAGTAGGTTGAATAACTTTAAATGGAATTGTAATTATAGCACCTGTGTCTGCATTTAAATCATAATTCACAGCAGTTGAATATACTTCTGCAGTAATATTCATTTCACCTGCAGTAGATACTGTACCATCACCTTGTTGTAGTGTTAATGTAGCAGGAGTTCCATTTAAGAAGTCCTGTAATACAT